CATGAGGTTCCCGACCGGGGTGCAGGAGTCGGAGCGTTGATCTTCAACTGATACATTTGTATCAGTTGGTGAGAGACGCGGAGGTTTAACTCCCCGGTGGCTGGTGGTCGGAGCGGCAGACGTAGAGTCCCCTGACGGGACAGTTTCCTGCGTTCGTCATCTCTCACCAACCAATTGGGAGTTCCCCATGTCTGCTACGCTGGCCCCGCAGGGCCTCGTTCCCAGCCGTCATCCGTCTGGCGCCATCCGCATCGAGAACCTCGTCGATGGCATCGTGTCTGGCTTCACCAGCAACATCTTCACCGGCTCGCCGATCAAGCGCGACACCAACGGCACGCTGATCCCGACCACCACGACGGCGGCGGACCCGTGCATCGGCAGCTTTCAGGGCTGCGAGTTCACCGCTTCGCAGAAGCGCTTCGTCCTCCCGTACTTCCCGGCGAACCAGACCTACGACGCTGGCTCGATGATCGCGAAGTACACGATGGACCCGGCCATCATCTACGCCATCCAAGCCAACGGCCCGGTCGCTGCGACCGCCAATGGCGAAGGCGCCAACCTCGCGAACAACACGCAGGGCAGCACCTTCACCGGCTACTCCTCGCAGGCGCTGAACGCGACCACGACCGGCGCGACGGCGGCGACCTTCCAGATCGTCGGCCTCTACGGCGCCGTGGACAACGCGTGGGGCGATGCCTTCACCGTCGTCGAGGTCCGCATCTCGGCCTATCAGGGTCAGGTCGCCTAGACCCGAGCCACCCAACTTCATGGGTGGCCTTCGGGCCACCTTTCAAAATCGAGAGGATTAGGAGACTCAAATGGCTGTTCCGATGAATAGCACTGGCTTCCGCGTTATCGTGGAGCCGATCATGAACGAGCACTTCGACGGCGTGTACACGCAGCGCAAGGACGAATACAAGGCCATCTTCCGCGTCAAGCCGGGCATCGCCCGCGCCTACCACGAAGAGCCGGTCATGTTCGGCCTCGGCTCGGCGCCGCAGATGCCCGATGGCACCGGCGTCGCCTACCGTCAGGGCGGCGTGCTGTTCAACAAGCGCTACGTCTACAAGCAGTGGGGCGCCGCCTTCGCGATGACGAAGGTGCTCGTCGAGGACGGCGATCACATCAACCTCGGCAAGATTTACTCGGAGCAACTCGGCCAAGCGATGGTCGAGACCGAGGAACTCTTCACCGCCAACGTGCTGAACTTCTCGTTCACCAACTCGGCGCCGTACCTCGGCGGCGACGGCGTGTCGCTGATCAACTCGGCGCACCCCATCGTCGGCGGCACCCAGTCGAACGTGCTGGCGACCCCGGCGGCCCTGTCGCAGACCAGCGTCGAAGCGATGCTGATCCAGATTCGCAAGTCGCAGGACAACGACCAGAAGCGCGTGCGGATCAACCCGCAGTCGCTGGTCGTGTCCCCCGACAACGAGTTTCAGGCCGAAGTCATCCTGAAGTCGGCTCTCCGCACTGGTGTCGCGAACAACGACATCAACCCGGTCATGTCGCTGAAGATTCTCCCGAAGGGCTTCAACGTCATCACCCGTCTCACCTCGCCGACCGCGTGGTGGGTCCACACCGACGAGCGCATGGGCCTCCAGATGCTGACGCGCCGCATGGCGCAGAAGTCGATGGAGGGTGACTTCGAGACCGACTCGATGCGGTACAAGGTCACCTCCCGCTGGGACGCTTCGTGGACGAACTGGCGCTGCCTCTACGGCACGCCGGGCGCCTGATCGACACGTCGCGCGTCCATCCGCGTGGCTTCGGCGCGGTGGGCAGGGTTCAGCAGTCGCCCTGTTCGCCGCGCCGATCTCGCAACCGGAGTCAGCCGGAATCAATCTGACCGAAGGCAAGAAGACGGCAGGCCCGAGTCGGCGGTTCCCGACAGAACGACCCAAGGATTTTCCCCATGCCCCTTTCGAGCATCACGCGGTTCCCCGGCGGCGTCGGCAATGTCGGCCCCGGCGACGCGTTCGCCGACTTTCGGCAGCCCGACCCGTTCAACTACAACCTCAACTTCACCGACTTCAACGACTTCATCGCGACGAACTGGGTCGTCGGTGCGGGCGGCTCGGTCGCTCTCGCGGCGGGCGTCGATGGCGGCGTCATCAACATGGTGTCGGGCGCCACGGCGAACACCGAGCAGGACATCCAGTACGGCTCGGGCGCTGCGGTGCTGCCGTTCACGCCTGACCTGACGAAGGACCTGTGGTTCGCCGCGCGCGTTCGCCTCGACAACGTGGCGCTCGGCCTGCTCCACATCGGCCTCGATGTCGCCGATCCCGATCCGATCCTCACCGCCCCGACGAACGGCATCTACATCCGCAAGGCGGCCGGTGGCCTGCCGACCGCCGTCCTCCGCATCGGCGGCGTGGATGTGGCGACGGTCGCGATGGGCGCGATGGCCGACAACGTCTGGTACGAGTTCGTGATCGCCTACACGGCGGCGAACGGCGTGCTGAACGTGTTCCAGAACAACGGCGCCTACCGCCTCGCGACCAACCCGGCCGCGCTGCCCGCCGTCCCGCTGGGCGTCAACCTGTCGGTGAGCAACTCGACCGCCGTCGCCCGCACGATGGGCGTCGATTACGTCCTCGCCGCCAAGCAGCGCTAACCGGCGCGGGAGGATCGCGCCATGTCCAACATCTCCCTCCGTGCCGTCACGTTCCTCAACGCCGTGACGGCGGCCGGGCCTTCGCAGGCGTATGCGCTGGACTATCGGTACAGCAGCATCCAGCAGCGAAGCATCCTCACCGCGTGCGTCGCGGGCGACACCATCAACATCGAGGTGTCGGTCGATGGTGGAAACTCGTGGGGCATCCTCGCCGCGCTGGCGGGGCCGCAGGCGACCAGCATCACGTTGGTCAACGGCCCCTTCACCAACATCCGCGTCAACAAGGTTGGCGCGAATGGCTCTGCTACCGTCAAGGGCGTGGTCTAACAGCGGGAGTCGTTTTCCATGTCGCTCTCGGGCAGCAACACGGGCGCCTTGAGGCCCTACACTGCCCGAGAGTTGGTCGAGGAAGCGACCAGCCGCGCGGGCATCAAGCCGACCGATCTCACGACCGAGATCATCGAGAAGTCGCTCGACCAGATGAACCTGCTCTTCACGAGCCTCGTGACGCGCGGTGTTCAGCTTTGGAAACGGCAGAAGATGGTCCTGCCCTGCTACAGGAACGAGGCCCGCGTGCCTCTCCCGCCGGGCGTCAACCTCGTGGACAAGCTGACGCGCCGTAGCCTCAACCGGGCGGGCGGCGGCGTCCCGTTCTCGACGGCGGGCGGCGACCCGGCGCTCGCCTTCGACGGCATCTTCGAGACGACGTGCCAGCAGACGGCGACCGATGGCGCCCTCGGCATGATCTTCGACCAGCCGATCCAGATCACGACGGTCGGCGTCCTGTTCGCCACGGCGATGGAGGTGACGGTCTTCTTCGAGTACACGCTCGACGGATCGTCGTGGCGCGCTCTGGAGGCGGTCAGCGGCACGGTCTCGGCCGGTCAGTGGGTGTGGACCGACCTCGACGGCGCCCCGCAGGCGCTGGGCTGGCGCATTCGAGTCGTCAGTCAGGTCTTCCTGAACGTCGCCGAACTCTACTTCGGCTACAACCCGCAGGAGGTCATCCTCGGGCCGTGGAACCTCGACGAGTACAACGGCATGCCGAACAAGACGCAGGGCGGCCGAGTCGTCAACTACTACCAGCAGCGTGACCTCAGTGCGCCGAACTTGCTCGTGTGGCCGGTGCCCGACCAGTCGGCGCAGTACGACCAGTTGGTCGTGTGGGTGCGCGAGTATCTCGAAGACGTGACCTCGATGACGCAGTCGCTCGACGTGCCGCGCCGCTGGTACGACGCGGTCACGGCGATGCTGGCCGAACGACTCTGCCGGTCGCTGCCCGAGGCCGACTACCGACGACTCGGCGATCTGAAGGACTCCCGCATCGAGGCCGTCGAACTGGCCGAGGGCGAGGAGCGCGATCCCGCGAACACCAACATCGACATGGGCCTCTCGGCCTACACCGCATAGGTGACGCATGAGCGGAAGCGCGGCCAAGTTCCTGAACACCACCGGGCGCAACACGCTCGGCGTCGGCGTGTGCGACCGCTGTAACACGAAGCGGTCGCTCGACGAACTGACCAGCGACGCGAACGTGCCGGGCCTCAAGGTCTGCCGCGATCCGAGCGAGGGGTGCAGCGACGTGTACGATCCGTATCGCCTGCCCGCGCGCCAGCCCGATCCGATCAAGCTGCCGTTCAACCGGCCTGACGTGGTGCTGGAGACGCCGCCCATCGCGGACTGGACGCCGCGCGAAGGATAATTGAATGGCTGTCACCCTCGCTCCGACCGGCATGACCTTCACGTCCTTGGTGCAGGACATCAAGGACTTCCTCCAGCGCGGCAGCGTGCAGGACAGCACGGTGCTGCGCCAAATCCCCTACACTATCAATCGTGCCGAAAGGTCGATTGCCGACAAACTCAAGATTCAGGGGTATCGCTATGTCCTCACGTCCAAGATGGCTACGGGTAATGCCGTCATCGCCAAGCCCGATGGGTGGCGTAACACGGTTAGCATCAACTTCGGACTTGGTGCCCAAGGCAATAACCGGCGCACGCTTCGCGCCCGTTCCTACGAGTACATCCGAGGCGTCTATCCAAACGACACGGCCTACGACGCGCCCGTCTTCTACACCGACTACGACCAGAACCACTGGTTCGTCGGTCCCACGCCCGACTCAGACTATCCCTTCGAGGCCATCGTCTATCGTCTACCGGACCTTCTCGGGGAAGGTAATCAGCAGAACTACCTGACGCAGTACCTGCCGAACATGCTGCTCTACGAGTGCCTCAAGGCGATGGAGCCGTTCGTCAGGAACGACTCGCGCATGCCGCTCTGGAAGTCGATGGCCGACGACGAGTTCAAGAACGCCAACATGCAGGACATCGCCAAGATCACCGACCGGGCGCAGATGAGGAGCACGTCGTGAGTTACACCGACATCTTCGGCGGCAAGGAAATCAGCCCCGCGCAACTGTCCTACGCCTACTACCCTATCTCGTCGGACTTCTACCTCGTGTGGCCTTTCGAGGCGCTCGACGGTGCGAACGTCGCTTTCGACAAGATGGACATCCTCGCGTCGGCATCCGGCCTCAAGCTGTACATGCCGAACGCCGAACTCGTCAGCGTCGGCGAGGACGCGCTGATCAACAACGTCGGCGCCAACGCCTTCACGGTGGTGGACTACACCGGCACGGTGATCTGCGCGCCGCTGCCCGGCCAGCAGTGGTACATCTACCTCACCGACAACGGGACGACCGGCGGGACGTGGCGCGCGGTGCAGTTCGGCGCCGGGACCTCGCCGATCAACGCCGGGTCGCTGGCGGGCTTCGGCCTGCGTGCGCGCGGCAACCAGCTTGACCAGAACGTGCCGACGACGACGCTCGTCGTCGGAACGACTCTCGGCGAGAACGACCGAGCGCAGGTCATCCGCAGCACGGGCGGCGCCGTCAGCTACGGCATCGCTCGGGCGACGACTCTCGGCAACGGCTGGTTCACGACGGTCATCAACTCGGGCACCGGGACGCTGACGCTGGCGCCGACCGGCGGCGACCGGATCGACGGCCAGTTGACCAAACTGCTGTCGCCCGGCGAGAACTGCATCGTCTACAGCGACGGCTTCGGCTTCTGGACGGTCGGCTACGGCCGGATCATCTCGAACACGGCCAGCGCGATCAACGTCAACATCGCCGGGGCGGGCGCCTACACCCTCTCGGCCGTCGAACTCGCGAGTCAGGTCCAGAACTTCTCGGGCACGCTGACGGCGGATCGAGTCGTCGATTACGGCGCCACGCAGGGCTTCTGGTTCGTCTTCAACAACACCAACGGCGCCCACACCGTCACCTACCGGGCGTCGAGCCCCGATCCCGGCGCCGTCGTGCCGCAGGGCACCTTCTCGATCCTCCGCAGCGACGGCGCCTCGCTGGACATCGCCTTCACGGCGACGAGCGGCACCGTCACGCAGATCAACACGGCGGCGGGAGAACTGACCGGCGGCCCGATCAACAGCACCGGCACCATCGGTCTCGCCAACACCGCCGTCTCGCCCGGCACCTACGGCGATGCGAACTCGGTTGGCGTGTTTCAGGTCGATCAGAAGGGCCGAGTCGTCGCCGCGTCGAACGTGGACATCCAGATCGCCACGAGCCAAGTCACCGGCTTGGACGCGCTGATCGCCGCCGCCGTCAACCGGGCGGTGCCCATCGGCACGATCATCATCCTGCACTCGGCCACTCTCGGCGCGGGCTATCTCTACGCGAACGGCCAGACCATCGGCAACGCGGCCTCGAACGCTTCGGCCCGCGCCAACGCCGACGTGTCCCTGCTCTTCGAGACGCTGTGGAACGCCGACATCAACCTCGTGATCTACACGAGCGCGGGCGGCGTAACGTCGCGCGGCGCGTCGGCCGCCGCCGACTTCGCGGCGAACAAGGCGCTCGCGCTGCCCGACCTTCGCGACCGCGCCGTCATCGGTGTCGGCAACATGGGCGGCGCCGCTGCCGCTGGCCGCGTGACCCCGGCGGGAGGCGGCATCAACACCCTGTCGCTCGGCACCTCGGGCGGCGACCAGTTCCTTCAGACGCACACGCACGCCATCTCCGACGTGACGCACAACCACGTCCTGTCGGACCCCGGCCACACGCATGGCATCCCGCAGGGCGGGCGGACGGGCAACAACGCGGGCCTCGGCGGCGTCGGCGGCGGCAACCAGCTTTGGGACGCTGGCCCGGCGGCGACGGGCACCAACGTCGGCTTCACCGGCATGTACTCGAACCCGAGCGGCACCGGCATCACCGGGACGCTCGGCGCCGGGTCGGGCGGCAGCCAGAACGTGCAGCCGAGCATCGTCTCCAACTACGCCATCCGGTACGCCTGACATGGCCGACGACTCACCCATCAACACCCAACTGATGATCGCCTCGCCGGGCGTCGAGCGCGACGGCACGATGCTGTACCGCACGCAGCACATCGATTCGCAATGGTGCCGTTGGTATCAGAGTCGTCCGCGCAAGATGCTCGGCTTCAAGGAACAGCTTCGCACGATGCCGGGCATCACGCGTGCCATCGACATCTTCAGCAGCGACGGTCTCAGCTACGTCCACCTCGCGTCGGGTCAGGGCGTCTATCGCTACACGATCAACACCGAGACCAGCCTGAACTCGGAACTGATCGACCGCACGCCTGCGGGCTTCCTGCCGAACCCGCAGATCAACTGGCAGCTTGCGGAGATGTACAACGAGCAGGACACGACGACGAACATCTTCGCCAGCCCGACCACGTCGCTGCGGACCCTGTCGAGCACGGAGGAGTTCCCGATCTACACTGGCGACATCGTCGGCGAGGCGCCGCTGGTCGCGGTGCCCGGCATCACGACCTCGGGTGGTGTGTGCGCGGTCGGGCCGTACCTGTTCGTCTTCGGCCACGACGGAATCGTCAGGTGGAGCATGCCGGGCAACCCGCTCGACTTCACGGGCGAGGGCTCGGGCGACTCGCGTCCGGTGCCCGACAAGATCGTGCGTGCGATGCCCCTGCGCGGCCAGACCGGGCCGACGATCATCATGTGGTCGCTGTCGAGCGTCATCATCGGCTCCTACGTCGGCGGCGCCCTGATCTTCGACTTCACGACGCCGACCACGAACGGCTCCATCCTGTCGTCGAACGGCGTCGTCGAGCACGAGGGCATCTACTACTGGGCGACCACGTCGGGCTTCTCGATGTTCAACGGCGTCGTGCGCGAACTGCTGAACGACGACAACAAGCAGTGGTTCCTCGACAACGTGAACTTCACGCAGCGCCAGAAGGTCTTCGCCTTCAAGATTCCGCGCTGGAACGAAATCTGGTGGTGCTTCCCGTTCGGCGACGCGACCGAATGCACGCACGCCATCATCTACAACTGGGTCGAGAAGTGCTGGTACGACACCGTGCTGCCGAACGGCGGCCGGTCGGCGGCCTACTACGAGTTCATCTTCGCGCATCCGATCATGACCGGCGTCGTCCCGAACCTCGATGCGGGCGGCGGTACGAGCGTGTGGGAGCACGAGTCGGGTCTCGACGAGGTCGGCGGCAAGCCCGCGACCGCGAAGGCGGTCCGCTCCTACTACCGCACGAACGAGTTCTCGGTCGTCGAGCCGCAGCAGGCCGGGGCGCTGGGCAAGGACCGCTCGCTCCAGTTCTCGCTGATGGAGCCCGACTTCGAGCAGAAGGGCGCGCTGATCTTCACCGCGATCAGCCGCGCCAACGCCCGCGCGGCTGAAATCGCGACGGACCCGATCTTCATCCCCGAGAAGCCGCCGTCGAACAACGAGCAGCTTGTCGAGTTCCTGAAGATGGGACGACTCACCTCGTTCGTGATCGAGAGCAACGAGGTCGGCGGCAACTACACGTCGGGCTCGCCGCTGATCCACTGGCAGCCGGGTGACGGACGGAGGCAGGACTGATGGCCGACCTCGCCCCCGCCAAGGTCTTCCGCGTGGCGCCGAACCCTGTCGGCATGACGTGGCAGGAGTGGGCCGACACGGTCGTCGGCTACAACAACGTGCTCCGCAACCAGATCAGTTCGTACTTGGGCTGGGAGGAGTTCGCCGACGTGCTGGCCCGGATCGAGGCGAGGACGCCCGACCCGGCCGGGTTCACGGAGTGGCAGGAGTGGGCGCTGGCGCTGCGCCGGGCGTTGAGTTTTTAGCATGGTGACTGTAATCCTCGGCGAAGGCCGAGTCGTTTTGAGGTAGACGATGACCGATCTCGCTCAGTCCCTTCTCGCGGCCAAGGCGGGCGCCCCCGGTCCCGGCCCGGCGCCGGGCGGCGGCGCTCCTCCCGGTCCCCCGCAGGGGGCTCTCAGCATGCCCGCTGGCGGCCCTCCGGGGCTCGCTGGAGGGCCTCCGGGCATGGGCGGGCCTGCGGGTGCCGGGGCGATGCCCGGTGCCCCTGTGGGGCCGCAGGGACCGGCGGCGCCGGTCAAGCCGAAGCCGGGGAACGAGGGGCTGGTGAACCGGGTGCTGGCCCTCGTCACGGGCGAGGCCAAGCGCAAGGAGGAGGAGGAGCACCGTGCGGCCCTCCACGAGGCCCTAGGGAAGGGGATGATGCTCGGACGGCTCTCCGGTGGTCTCGGGGAGGGAATGCCCATGGACGGGCAGGAAATCGACCCTATCGACCAGATCAAGGGCTACCTGTCGGGCAGCGGCGGCATGGACCCGTCGATGGACCCCTCCATGGGCGCCTTCGCCATGGGCGGCTACGCGCACGGCGGTGGCACCTTCGGGCGCGGCGGCGGCCGGGGCTACCTGCCCTCGCACGGCCCCGGCGACGGCGACGGCCGGTCGGACCACGTCGATGCGAAGCTGTCGCCCAACGAGTACGTCATGGACGCCGAGACGGTCTCGATGCTGGGCAACGGCTCGCCGGATGCCGGGGCGAAGAACCTCGACCGCATGCGGGCCAACGTGCGCCGCCACAAGGGCAAGGTGCTCGCGCGCGGCAAGTTCTCGCCTGACGCCAAGGCGCCCGAGGCGTACCTTCCCAAGGGCGCACTGAGCAGGGGGTGACCATGGCCGCGATTGCCCACGACGAGCCGTACCAAGTCGAGCAGTGCGTCACGGGACAGCGCATGTCGTCGTGGGATCGAGACCTCATCGGCCGCGCGCTGAACGACTCGCCGTTCTCGCTGATGACGCCCGATGACATCGACTGGAACATCGCGTCGAAGAAGTACCGCCTCTGGCACGTCTACGACTGCGGCAACCCGGTCGGCGCCTTCGTCACGGAGATTGTCTACGGCGGCAAGGGCCGCGCGGTGAACGTCGTGGCGCTGGGCGGCGACGGCATGCCGAACTGGATCGACGCCGTCTCGGCGGCGCTGGTGGACTACGCGAAGATGAACCAGTGCCGGTACGTCGCCGAGATTGGCCGCACCGGCTGGCGGCGCGTGCTGGCGAAACTCGGTTGGGTGCGTGGCCCGATCATGATGATAAAGGCGGTCTGACCATGGCTGGTCTCTTCTCCGGTTCGAGCGGCACGAAGACGACGAACTCGTCGTCGTCGTCCACGACGAACTACACGCCCGAATACAACAACTACGTCAGCAACATCCTCCAGAAGGCGCAGGCGCTCGGCGACACGCCGTTCCCGACCTACGACGTGAACCAGCGGTTCGCGCCCTTCAATCAGGACCAGCAGACGGCCTTCGGCGCGATCCGCAACCTGCCCCAGCAGTACCAGCCCTACATGGACAAGGCGACGGGGGCGCTCGACCGCGTGGCGGGCTACGACCCGTTGCAGGCCGCGCAGCCGTACCTCAACCGCGCTGGTGCCACGCCCGATCCCTTCGCTGTCGGTCAGGGCTACCTGCGCCGCGCCGCCGGGTCGTGGAACAACCCGTGGACGCAAGCGTCCTACATGAACCCCTACGCTGGCGGCGCGCTCAACTACGCCAACCAGCTTTCGACTCAGAACTTCCTTGAGAAGACGCTGCCGGGCATGACCCAGCAGTTCGTCGGCGGTCAGGGCAGTCTCGGCCGTTCGCGCTACAACGAGATGTTCGCGCGCACGGCCCGCGACTTCAATAACGCCATGATTGGTCAGAACGACACCGCGATGAGCCAGAACTACTGGAACGCGGCGAACCAGTTCAACACGGACCAGTCGCGCACGGCCAACGTCGGCACGTCGATGGGCAACCTTGCCCAGCAGAACATGGGAGCGCTGGGCCAGCTTGGCAGCACGGCGAGCAACATCACGTCTGGCGCCATCCAGTCGGGCCAGCAGGTCGCGGGCGCCTACTCGAACCTCGGCGGCCAGTTGTCGAACCTGAACTCGAACTACATCAACCAGATGATGCAGTCGGGCAACCTGCAACAGGGTCAGGCGCAGAAGCCGCTCGACTTCAACTACCAGCAGTTCCAGCAGGGAGTGCAGTGGCCCTTCCAGTTGGTCAACTTCATGCGCGGCGCCCAGCAGGGTCTCAGCATCCCGACGACGACGAACTCTCAGTCGTCCTCGACGCAGAGCGGCACGCCGTCGTCGAACTCCCCGTTCGGCACGGCGCTCGGCGCGCTGTCCACGATCACGAGCATCCCCGGCGTCGCCGACTGGATGGGCGGCCAGTTGGGCAACATCGCCACCGGCATCGGCAACTGGGGCAGCGGCTACAACTGGAACGGCACGCCCGGCCAGTCGATGATGAACGGACTGTCGAATCAGGCGAACCAGCAACTCACGACCACCAACACGCCGGGCACGCCGCCGGTTGTCTATCGTCGCGGCGGTGTCATCCGGCGCGCGGTCGGTGGGCAGGTCCCGGTGATCCATGGCGCCATCTCGCGGCGCATGCGCTCGCAGCCCCCGATGGGAATGCCGCCGGGCATGCCTCCGGGGATGCCGCCGCGCGGCATGCCGCCGATGGGACCGCCGCGTGGGATGCCGCCGATGGGCGCCCTGAGTGCGATGGGAGGATAGGATGTCGGACACTGGCGAGAGCCTCGGCGCGCTCGGACTGATCAGCCCCTACGGCGACAAGAAGCGGCTCGAAGGCTACCTGACGAAGTACGAGCAGCGCGCCAATCAGGCGACGGTGGCGCGGGCCGACGCGCGCTCGCGCATGGGCGACGCGACGACTCGCAACCTCGCCGCCATCGACGAACTGACCAGCGACATCAAGAAGAACCGCGAGGGCCGGTGGAACCTGCCGCTGCTCTCGTTCGGCGCCGGGATGCTCCAGCCGCCGCCGCTCGAAGGCAGCAACTTCGGCAACGAACTCGGGCGCGGCCTCGCGGCGGCGGTCCCTGCCATCGGGCGCCAGCGCATGGAGGATGACGAGTTCTACCGACGACTCGGAGAACTGAAGGCCGCCCGCGCGCAGGCCGAGATGGCGCCCGTGAAGAGCGACCTCGACTTCTCCGAGAAGCAGTTGTCGGAGGCTGAGAAGCAGCGCGCCGCGCTGGAAGCGGCCGATGTCCGCACGCTCCCGGCCGAAGAGAAGCAGCGCATCTCCAACGAGAGGAACTGGGCGGGCGTGCTGAAGCAGGCCGACCAGATGTTCCTCAAGATGACCGAGGGCAACGAGAAGGCGGACGGCGGCGAACTGACCGGCGGCGAGAAGGACCTGCTCCGCAAGCTGGCGCAGGCCGAAGCGATCCAGCAGTACAACGCGGGCCTCGATCCGAGCAGCCCGAACTACATCAACCCCGACAAGGTCAACCTCACGCCCGAGGAGCGCAAGCGCGCCGAGGAACTTCGCACGGGCCTCGTGCCGGTGCCGAAGACGCAGGAGGAACGCGACTACAAGGACTACGTCCGCGAGGCGAAGGCGAAGGGCGAGACGCCGCTGTCGCTGCCCGACTGGAAGACCAAGCGAGTCGTCGATCAGAAGACCGAGGCGCAGATCGCCGAGGAGGCCGCCAAGACCAAGATGGCGCTGCCGGGCTTCATGTCGGGCTACGAGCGCATGCACAAGCTGGCGGGCGAACTGGGCTCGATGCCCGGCCTCGAAGACGTGGTCGGCCCCAAGGTCGGCAAGTACCCGGCGTCGATGGTGCTCGGCGCGCAGGCGCAGAACTTCCTGCGCCAGTTGGAGACGCTGAAGAGCCAGTCCTTCCTGAACTCGATCAAGGCGATGCAGGGCATGGGCGCCCTGTCGAACGCCGAGGGCGCCAAGGTCGAAGCGGCGCTCGCCTCGCTCGAACGTACTCAGGAGCCGGATCAGTTCCGCACCAACCTGAAGACGATCCAGCAGGCGCTCGACAAGATGAAGGAGGCGATGCTCATTCAGGCGGACCCCGACAAGATGAAGGCGTTCGCCGCCAACGCGTCGCGTCGCCAGTGGCCCGAGCCGACGCCCGCCGCCATCGAGATGCTGAAGGCGAACCCCGCGACGCGGCAACACTTCGACGACATCTACGGGCCGGGCGCGGCGGCGAAGGTGCTGGGAGGCTAGATGACCAACCCGTACACCCAGTTCATCACGCCGCCTCCAGAGGAGACGAGCGAGAACCCCTACACGAAGTTTGTCGAGAACGAGCGGCCGGTCGAGACGACGCCGAAGGCGAAGGAGCACGTCAAGAGCGGAGAATGGCTGGGCACCTTTGCGTCGAGCGTTCTGCCGAGCATCGGCCACGCGGTCGAGGGCTTCGCGCACATGGTGACCCACCCGGTCGAGACGGCGAAGACCATGGGCAGCATGGCATCCGGCTTCATCTCGAAGACGGGCCGTCCCGGCGACCTCCTGCGCGTGGGGGACGAAGGTCCCAACGAAGCCGAACTCGCGCGTCGCAAGCGCGACGAGGCGGCGACCGACGCGCTGTTCCAGTTCTACCGTGACCGCTACGGCTCGTGGCAAGACGTGTCAGACACCATCGCGCGCGATCCGTTCGGGTTCTTCCTCGATGCCTCGACGGCCCTGTCGGGCGTCGGCGGCGGCCTGCGCGCGGTGTCCGGTCTCCCCGGCGCCACTCGTGCCGCCAACATCGCCTCGAAGGCCGGGCGGATCACCAACCCGATGACGCCGCTGATGAAGGGCGTCGAGATGTCGGTGCTGGGCCTGCCCACGGGCCTGCGGAACATCGCGGGCGTCACGACCGGCGTCGGCGGCGATGCGCTGGGCGAGGCCTTCCAGACCGCGCGCAACCTCGCCTCGCAGGGACCGGGCTCGCCGGGCTATCAGGCCGCGCTCGACGCCTACACGCGCCTGCGCGACGCGATGAAGCAGAAGCTGTCGCCGGAAGAGACGGTGGCGCTCGCGCGCGAGGCCATCGCGACGATGAAGGAGAACGCCAGCAAGGCGTACACCGACGCGAAGAGCGGCCCCGGCGGCTGGGAGCACAACACGACGACTCTGAACTTCGCGCCGATCCGTCAGGCGTGGGCCGACCAGTACGCGACGCTGTTCTCGAAGGGCACCGGCCTGCCGAAGGCCGACAAGGGACAGATCAAGCGGATCGAGGAACTCGGCGAACTGATCACCGAGTGGGAGAACAACCCGGCGGCGCACACGCTGATGGGGCTCGACGACCTCAAGCAGGCGATCCAGAACTTCTCGAACACGCCCGAGCAGCGGCAGGTCCACCGCGTCTCGACCGCGCTCGCGAACGAGGTGAAGCGCATCACGCTGGCCGAGGCCCAGCGCCACTACGGCACGCGCAACAACCCGTACAGCACGTCGCTCAAGGAGTACGAGTCGTTCAGGAACACGCTGGAGGAGATGGAGAAGTCCCTCGGCCTCGGCAAGAAGGCCTCCATCGACTCGACCTCGCGCAAGCTGCTGTCGGTGATGCGGAACAACGTGAACACCAACTTCGGCCAGCGCGCGAAGAACGTCGAACGACTCGAACTGGCGGGCGATGTCGATCTCATGCCCGAGATCGCCGGTCACGCTCTCAGCGCGGGACACCCGCGCGGCATCGCGAGCGCTGGCGCCTCCACCATCGCCCCGGCCGTCGCCCTCGGCGGCGCGGGCACCATCAACCCGTGGGCGCTGGCGGCGCTGCCGTTCACGTTCGCGCTGGCGTCGCCGCGCCTCATGGGCGAGACGGCGGTCGGCCTCGGGCGCGGCGTCGGCCCGGCCGAACGACTCCTCG